AAATGGCCTGATCATCGTCTCCTGCAATAAAAGTATCTTCAGTTTTATTCCAAATAGTTTTTGTCATATCCCATTGCATTAAAGATAAATCTTGTGCCTCATCAATAAAGATTACATCAAATTTAGGAGATAAATCCGATTTAATAAAATTTAAGATCATGTCATTAAAGTCAATCAAGTTATATTCTTTTTTATATCTTTTTAATTCGTTATAAATAATATTTAATTTATCTAATTCTAAATCTTGCGTATGTTCTCTTCTGTTATACTGTTGTTCAGGTGTAATATTTCTAAGTTGTGCTAATTGTATAATTTGTAAATACTCACTATCAGAAGTAAATATACCGTGATCTTCTTGATGTTCAGCGTAAGTCACTGGAAATCCTAGCTTTTTTCCAAGATCTTTATAATGTCTTGGTTGCATTACTTGATCTTTTTTTAATCCTAATTTTCTAAATGCTAATGAGTGTAATGTTCTAAAGTATGGAAGATCATCTTCAGTTAAGTTAAATTTTTTTATTGCTTCATCTCGTGCATGGTATGCAGCTTTTTGTGTGAAAGCAAAGTAGCCAATTTTATCTGGATCAGTTTCTTTTAAATAACTATCTACCTTATTTAATAGTGTAGTTGTCTTACCTGTACCTGGTGGTCCTAATACTATTGTTTTCAAAACACATCCTTTGGTTTTAATTCTTTTTGAACATAATCATCTTTCTTCTTATCAAATTGTTTTACTGTAAAAACAGAAGTTCTTTCTTTTCCTACTCTTTTTTTATCATCACAACTACAATGATCCTTTAACATTTGTGCTGTACGTTGATAATTTATTTCCCATCTTTGTCTCACTAAAAATTTACTATAAAACATACTGAAAACAAAATGATGGTATCCACCACTAGTCCACACTCCACCTTTTTTAAGATCTGTAACATCTGACCCAATATGTCTATTTAAACAAAACTCTTCTAAGTGATTCCTTAATTGATCTGCTGTTGTTACACCTTCTGGTGCTTCCACAGGTTCGTGATTCTTCATCAGTGGGTTTATAATCATATCCCAATCTTTAGGTTTAACTGTTGGTGGTTTAAAATCTAATTGTTCCATACATGCTTCTTGAAACAAACTTTGTTGTTTTAAAAACTTGACATTCTCCAGGTGTAAACGTTCACCATCCACATTAAGATAATAATAAGGTTTTTCTAATTTAATTTTTTGTAAATCTGTTAAAGCAGGAAATACTATCTCTTCTCCAATACCATATTTTCTTTCTCGGCATAATTTCTTATCACATAGATTACACATTGGAACATCATTACATTTATATCCCCAATCTTTCTTGTCGTGTTGTCTTTTTATTATATCTACTTCTGATTCACTTAATGGACTCGTTGATGCTGCAATGTTAAACATTGTAATTCTACTTTTCCACTCTGCAGGCCATTTCTTTTTGGCATACACACCAAAATGAAACATTGCATTGTTTCTTCCACCTTCTGGTATTTTGTTCATAGCCATAAGTTCTATACATGGTGGTGCATCATCATAATCTGATTTAGGTCTTTCTATTTTAATTTTTGTTATGTCCTTTTGTTTTGCTTCTTCATATATTTCATAAAATTCTTCTATGTTTGCTGCAGTTCCATCGTTTTTGAAAGCATACCTTGTTGTATCATCACCATTAAAGTATGGTAAGTTAAGGAAATTTCCTGTATCATCTTGCGATTTTAATTGAATTTGTTTTGGAAAGACTTCTGATCCGCCGTATCCTAGTAATGTTTTTATTTCTGTAAGTTTGTCTCTCATTCTTTCTGCTGATACCGACTCTGTGGTAAACAGAAAGACGTGTGCCCCACCACTTTTTGATCTACACACCACCAGGGGTAGATTATAATTTTTTATTTTATCTATTAATTTCTTATGATCAAAACCTGCATAGGAATCTATATCTACACATCCCCATATACATTGATTATCTTCATTAATTGGAATAATTCCTAAACTTTGACTACCTTGTAAATGCATTCTCCAGAGATCATCTGTCACTGGCTGACGTACTACAAAAGATTGACCTTTTACTTTAATACCATTTTCTGTTGGTGTAGCTACTTTAGTGCAGCCGTGAGCACGTTCTAATCCTTTAAATATATTTTTAAATCTTTCAATCATATTTTAAACAGGCGCCTCCACTCTCGCTTCAGCGCCCATCTCCTAGGATACTGTTAGTATGGTGAATCGGTTTTTGATTCGTCAGATCCGTGTTTAACTTTTACTTCACCCTTGCTGTTTTTTTCAGCAAAGCTTTTAGCAATCGCATAAACACCTTTATCTGTAACCGGACCAACTTTAGATACATCCCATCCAAACCATGTTCCTTTGTCATTTGACATTTGAACAGTCTTTAGATTATAAATGTGGCTATATGTTGGCGGTGTGAATAAGCCGTTCTTACCTTGTAGCTTAAGACCCATCATAATTGAATTCCATTTACGACTAATCTTTAATTGAGTAGCCTTCATAGATATCAATGCTGTTGATGGACTTTTACCCATAAGAATCACAAAGTGATTAGCAGTGTTTTCCAGATAATTACCATTAGGTAATCTATCCTTCCAAGATTTATCACGAGTAGTTGTACTCACGATATCACTGTCTGCACTGTGGATTGCTACAGGAGCATTTCCAGATTGACCTCTGTCCTGCCATTCGACATACTGTCTTTCATAATGGACAGGTATAACATTTATACCTTTTGCTCCATCATAAAGTTCTTTGGTCACGCTGTTTACAATCATTCCAGGTTCTGCACCATTAATAAACTTAGCATTCTGTTTATTAACTTCTGGAGATAACTGTCCCAAAACTTTCAGAAATGGTAATGCAAGATCTTCTTGCGTCATATTCTGAGAGCCCGCATTTGCATCAGCTTCGAATAGATTCGTAGCCAAAGCACCTGCTTCTTCTTTTACTTGTACTTGGTTCATGTTTATTGTTTCCTCTTTATTGTTGTTTTATTTCCAACGAATACGTTGAAAAGTTCCGTTGGCATTTCTTTACCTGCCTCAATACGTTCACGGACTAACGCTTTAAGAGTCATGGGCTCAACCTTCAACTTTTGTGTTGGTTGAAACCCACGCTCTTGTGCAAGAACAGCATAATCAGCTGCCTTGTTATCTTCGTTGCGACCAAAAGACACGGATATCTCATTTTTGATTATATCTCCTAGTCCATTGTTACGAAGCCAGTTAAACGCTGCTTCTCTATTTGCTATAGTGATGTTGGCGCTATAATTTGGTTTAACATCTACAGAAGATCCATCCATAAGTTTTAAATGAGACAAACCCATTTCCGCCATCATGGTTGGAATTACTTCTCCTGATATATGCTCTAAATCTTTTTTCCTTTGTTTTAAATCTTTCTCTTTTTTTTCTATTTCTTGATTAAGATTTTCCAATCTTTCAACTTGATCAGCTAAAGATTGAATATTTCCTGTTTTAGTTATGACCTTTGCTTGGTCTTCTTCAAAATTAATCATCTATTTTTCCTTTCTCGTATAAGTTAATTTCAATAGGATAATATTGTCTTTCTTGTTTATCCCATTTTAGTAAATTGTATTTACCATTTGTCATGTCAGAAACTATAGAACATGCTACACCTATAATTGCAGGATCCCCTGTCAATAATAAATAATCCTCTGGTCTATAATCTTTTAAAGATTTTCTTAATTTAAAAATTAAAGGACCTGGAGAAAAAATTATTTGAGAAAATTCTGGTAATAGAAATTTAAATTCCCCATATTTAGACGCACCCATAATATTTATTTTAGGGTTGCCCGATTGGGTACCTGGAATTTCTTGTATGACGTAAACTATTTTTTCTTTCATGCTTGACAATATAGTGATTCATTGTTATCTTGTCAACTAGAAAGAAGAAAAATTATGAACTATAAATTTAAGACCAAACCTTACGCACATCAAATTACTGCGTTAGAAAAATCGTGGAATAGAGAAACTTATGCCTATTTTATGGAAATGGGTACAGGTAAAACTAAGGTATTAATTGATAATGCTGCTATGCTTTATGATAAAGGCAAGATAGACGGCCTTTTAATCGTTGCGCCTAAAGGCGTTGTAGGCACATGGTATGATCAAGAACTTCCAACTCATTTACCTAGTCACATAGAGAATGTGACTATATTATGGCAAGCAAATATAACTAAAGGTCAACAAGAAAAATTAGACACATTATTCGAAACAGAAACTGCTCTTCATATTTTAATTATGAATGTTGAAGCATTAAGTACTACTAAAGGAACTGACTTTGCAGCAAAATTTATAAATAGTCATAATACTTTAATGGCTATTGATGAATCTACGACTATAAAAAACCCCAGTGCAAAAAGGACTAAAAATATTCTTAAGTTATCTACTAAAACTAAATATAGAAGAATAATGACAGGTTCCCCTGTTACTAAAAATCCTCTAGACCTGTACTCTCAATGTGGATTTTTAAGTTCGTGGTTATTAAACTTTGCTTCGTATTATTCATTCAGAAATAGATATGCTCTTATGAAAACAATACATGTTCGTGGACGATCTATACAGATTGTGGATAAATTTCAAAATTTAAATGAGTTATCCGATCAATTAAAAGAATTTTCATACAGAGTATTAAAA